TAACAGTAGGATATACGCATTGGACGCATAGCCAAGCTTGCCACCGCTGTTTACGTCTATTCCAATAAGAGGTGGTGTCATACCCAAAGCTACTATCCTTAGTAGCAATATAATAATTTTTATCTTTTGATCTACACTCAAAAGCTTCAAATGCTTTTTCTAATGACATTACGTTACCTCTAAATCTAATAGGTTAGCCATTGATATATCTTCAATAATAAACAAAGCTTGTTCCACATTAATCAAATCATCAAGATTTGTTAACTTATAATCATCAGCATCTGAGCTAGTGTTTAAGCCTCTTGTGCAATATACATCATAACCTTTTTTGAAAGCTTTAACCGCAACGCTTTTATCATAACATTGTAGTTCATTACGTGCTTTACTATACCATATTCTAGTATTCATTTTATTAACCTTTCACAATATTAAGTCCGACATCGGACTACACTTTCAGTATCTGTTTCAAGTACGAGAGTGCATTATCATGCAACTCCCACGTGTACCCAAGCTCCTCAATCAATTTAAGTGTGGCAAAGGTAAGCGTAGTAGTACCTGCAATGTGAGCAAACCGCTTGGCATTCTCACATATAGGATATATCTTTTGCTTACCATACACATCACGTACTTCAATCTTGATAATTTTAAACATGTTATCAGCATCATTATGATCACTCAAGGGCATTCGATACCCCAACTTATAACTGCATCACCATTGTCTGGATTTACCCAAACATCATAGCCATATTCACGCAACTGTAGTATATCTACAGAGTTAGTTTTGTGTTCTGAAACACTCAAAGCATTTCTGCCCTCACTTATAGCAAGTTCTAGTTCTTTTTTGAGATACTTAGTTCTTGATGCAAACGCAACTGATATAGCCTTATTGGCATTAATTACTTCAATCATATTAATATCCTTTCAAGATATAAGTCCGACATCGGACTAGTTAAACATTTCATTCCACTCTGTAGGAGTGATACCCGTCATGATAAACTCACGCTCATCTGCAGATAGGTTAGGCATAGCATTCTGCACAAGCTCACCTTGCTCCCATGATGCCACCTGTTCAAGTGTTACATCTATATCCATAGAACTTATGTGACCTGATAGAGTTGATGTTCTAGTAATTATCATTGTATTGACCTTCCATTATTAAGTCCGACATCGGACTAGTTGATATTTAAAAATAAAGCACCACCTAGGATAAATCCCATCATAGCACCTATGACTATGTTCTTACATGCCTCACGTAGCTGTTCTTGACGCTTACGTTGCCTTGATGTTCTGTATGTCATTAGACATTTCCTTTCATGTGTAAGTCCGACATCGGACTAGTTAACTTATAAAGTTACACTAAGCTACTGGGAGAAATAGCCTAATGTAACCTATAAGTAAACTTATATTATGAAGCTTTGCTGTGGCGTATTGCTTCAGCAACCGCACTACTTGCATCTGCTTCAATCGCATCAGCTTCTCTTAGAAGCATTTCTGCAATGTCCATGATGTCCACACCGCTATCATTACAAACTTTGATTAGCTGTTTAAAGATTTCATCTTTACTAAACTCGGTTGGTAGCTGTTTAGCTTCGCTAGTTTTAGGTGATGCATCAGCCTTCGGCTTGTCTGTTGATGCTGTATCATCCTCAGATGATGGTTGCTTGTTAGCTTTAGCAATAGCTTTCTGCAGAGCAGATAATGATGTATAACCTTTTTTGCTTTTAGCAATAAACTCACGTGCTTCTACTTCGTTTTCAACGAACCATTTAGCTTCGCTACGTCTACGTTTGTCGATGTGCTTTATGCTACATTCGGCAAGTCTTTCAGACTTAATGCGACCACTATCAGTTTCACTGGTAAGCAATACCATCAAGTGACCTAAAACAGTGTCAAAACCACCTGCTTTTGTGTGTTCTTTGAACTCACCTGTTTCAAACTTTGTTTGCTTAGCTTTGATTGATTTATATCTACGTGCCAAGTCTGCACCAATAAGCTCTGGTGTGTTCAAGACCGCTTTGTTTGTGTCAGTGTTAGCGTTGTTTGCAGAATGTGTCATAATAAATTTCCTATTTGTTTGTGGCTCATTTGCCGTTTCGATGCCATAAGTTAGACCAGATAAATCCGATGGTGTCAACCCCCCTATTTACTACGTAGTAGTAGGTGGAACATATCAAGTCCGACATCGGACTAATAACAACCAAAACGAATCACTTTTGGGTAGGGAAACGAATCAGCTCTCAGCGTGCGTGCGTGCGTATGTGATGCGCGTGATGTGTGTGCATATGCGTGTAGGCAGCCGAGCGTGTGAGCACGTGATGTGTGTCATGCCTATGGGTGGGTGTATATGTGCATCGGCACGTCAACACACGTCACTTGTGCATAATCCGCCTATGTTTGCACCATATGTGAGGGCAACTGATTGTATAACAGATGCCGTGTTGTTGTAAGTGCCTGTATTCGTGAGATATTTCTCGTGTGTGGTGTGTATGCCTATGCATAATGCTCTCACCATGCGTGTATATGTGCCTGTGGGCGCACGCTAACGACCCCAAGCTAGGGTGGGCAGGGGACATACGGGGGGTGTACGTTAGTATACATGGACTCCTACACAGATCAGGAAAATGAGAGTGTTAACCACTATACATATATGGTGCTACACCGGGCTACAGGATGTATATGTGATCACAAAATAAATATATGCATTGTCCCATGCGTCACGTAATGTTACAGTATGTTACAGTATGATCACAATATGTTACCAATGTACGATTAGGGGTTGACATGGGGGGTATAGTGTGTAAAACTATGTATATAGTATATTCCGGGTAGGGTCACTATAAGTGATACATGTACAGTGATACATGTACTATGAATATATACTAACTTATATTTATACTTAACTATATTTACATATAAGTATACACGTACAGTGATAGATACATAATAGCATAAGGATATACGTACATAGAAAATCGCCTTTAGGCGAGAATATTTGTATAATAACTATTGACAATGGCGAAGAAATCAGTAAAACTATACACAGACGATGTTCTTAAACAGTTCTACAAACATCTACTTGATGGTAACTTAAAGAACTTACATATCCCCCACAGTGATGTATTCTATGTAAAGACTGCAGTGGAAGCCCACTATGGTGAGAAGTTTACTTTGGAACATGTGGAATGGGCTATGCGTGCAGAAGGATGGACAGATAGAAAATGAGTATTGAATATCGTGGAGAGAGATTCTCAGGTTATAACAAACCTAAGCGAACACCTAAGCACCCAACTAAATCACACGTAGTACTAGCAAAAGAGGGTACTACGATTAAGATGATTAGATTTGGAGAGCAAGGTGCTAGTACTGCAGGTAAACCTAAAGCTGGTGAATCAGATAAGATGAAAAAGAAACGTGCTTCATTCAAAGCTAGGCATGGTAAGAATATTAAGCGTGGTAAGCTAAGTGCTGCATACTGGGCTGATAAGGTTAAATGGTAACTCATGGTAGAGACTACATACAGTACGGCAACAAACTCTATAACAATAGCATCTACTACAACGGGTGCTAATGCTACTGTTGTGTTTACGTGTCCTGCAAACCATGATGCTACCATAGACCTATTACACATATCTAATAATAACAACGCTAGTAAAAAAGTATACGTGCAGTTCTATCATGCGGATACAACTACGTATCATTACATATTAAAGAATAATGCAGTTGCAGGTAATACTGCCTTAAACTTATTCAATGCCGCACCTATGCATCTACATGCAGGTGATAAGATTGTAATGTATGGTGAGACTGCTAACACAATGGAAGCGTTAATATCCTGTAAGTTATTCTTCAACCCTGCACGTTAGTGCATAACGGGGTTGCATTATTATCTGTAGTATGGTATAACTAACTATGGTATAACTATCTCTGTAAGGTAAACAAGCCTTACTTACATAACGGAGATAGGTTACATGTTTAAAAGATTATTCAAAAGTATTGAACGAAGTAGACAAGAGAGTGCTAATATTTGGTTACTCAATAATTTGTCTGATAGAGATTTAAGAGATATAGGTATAACTCGTGGCGAAATCGAAAACAAAGTCAAAAGTAAATGAGGCAGGAAATTATACTAAGCCTACTATGCGGAAGCGTTTGTTTGAGCGCATTAAACGGGGAACTAAGGGGGGCAAGGCCGGGCAATGGTCTGCACGTAAGGCACAGCTACTCGCCTCGGAATATAAAAAAGCAGGTGGGGGATATAAATAATGGCTGCAGGAATGAAGCATTATTTTAAGAATGGCAAAGAGCATAAGGGTGGAACTCACAAAGATGCTAAAGGTAGATTAATGTCAGGTGCAAAGCACACGGCATCAAGTAAATTTTTATTTCATTTTAAAGATTTATCTGCTACCGCTAAAAAGATTGCTAAAAAGTAATGGCTCTTTCTAAATCTCAAAAGAGTTTAAACAAATGGACTCGACAGAAATGGGGGACTAAAAGTGGAAAACCTTCGACTCAAGGTACTAAAGCTAGTGGCGAACGTTATTTACCTGCAGCTGCGCTTAAAGCTATGTCTAGTTCGCAGTATGCGGCAAGTACAGCTAAGAAGCGAAAAGATACTAAAGCTGGTAAACAATTTTCTAAACAACCTAAAGCGGCTGCTCAAACGGCTAAAAGATATAGGAAAGTTTAAATGACTAGCTTTGAAGAAGTAGACGTAGATAACAATGGTTCTATAGATAAGTCTGAATGGGAAGCTTTAGCATTAGAAGATCGTAGACGTAGACTCGATGATGAAGATGCACAGAGAGATGCCCAGCGGCGTATGGCTTGGTTCTGTTTAGTAGGTATGCTTGCATATCCTTTCTTAGTATTGCTATGTAGTATAGTAGGTGCAGAGAAAGCGGCTGACATCATAGGCTCTATGGCCTCAATATATTTCTTATCGGTAGCTGGTATAGTTGGCGTATTCTTTGGTGTAACCAATATGAATAAGAAAGAAGTTAAAGGGAACAACGAGTAATGTTAGGATTAGGTTTAATAACTCAAGTAGCTAATCTTGCTGGTACTATGATTGAAGGCAAGACTGCTGTTAAGAAAGCAGAAGCTGAAACAAAGATGAAGATAGCCACAGGTGAAATAGACTGGGACATCGAAGCAATGAAAGCTACGCAGAATAGCTGGAAAGATGAGTGGATAACTCTTCTATTTTCTATACCATTAATCTTAGCCTTTTGTGGGCAATGGGGTAATGATATAGTACATGCAGGGTTTGAAGCCTTGGAAATTATGCCTGATTGGTATCAGTACTCGTTAGGTGGAATCGTGAGTGCCAGCATTGGTATGCGTGGTGTAAGTAAATACTTTGGAAAGAAATAAAATTATGAACAGCAAACCTACAAAAGACCCTAAGTGGTTAATAGAAATGAAAAAAGAAGCAGACAAATTAGGCATACCTATTAGAGAGCTTCTAACACAGAACATGAAAAAAGCACCAGCTAAGAAACCAGCGGCTGGTAAAAAGAAAACAGTTATGGCGGCTAAGGGTGGTTACATGGCTAAGAAAAAGAAGAAGTAGTATGGCAGCTCCATTAATATATGCAGCTGGAGCTGTAGTAGCAAAGTTTATTGCACAAAAAGGTTTATCAGCTGCGGCAAAAAGATTTACTAAAACAGCTATATCTGAAGGTAAAAAGCATGCGGCAGATTTGCTTAAAAAAAATGGTGGTAGAACACTAGAGAAAGCTGCAGGTGTTAAAAAAATAAAACCTGTACAAAAAATGAATGCTAACTCAAGGTCTACACTTAGGAAGGGTGCAACTGTAGGTAGTCTTTTAGGTGCTTCTGCAGGTATTCAGTATGGTAAAGGTGCTGGTAGGTCTGAGCAAAAAACAAAACTAAAAGAGCTACGTAAAAAATTAAAAGAACAGAAGAATGCTACAGATCGTGCTAAGGTACAAGTGCAAATAGAAAAAATGGTAGCTAAAGAAGCCGCATCTAAAAAGCTAGGCAACACATCTACAAAACCTAAAGCTCGTCCATTAGGTATGACTTCTAGTAAACCTAAACTACGTAAAACAAAGTAGGGTATAATGAAAAGTAACTTTAATGAATGCTTAGAAATGCTATTGGAACACGAGGGTGGTTATGTAAATCATCCTAGTGATCCCGGTGGCATGACTAATCTTGGTGTAACCAAACGTGTGTATGACGAATGGATTGGTCGTGAGTCAACTGAAGAAGAAATGCGTGATCTAACACCAGATGATGTAGCTCCAATATATAAACAGAACTACTGGGATCGAGTTAAAGGTGATCAACTACCATCTGGTATTGATTGGTGTGCATTTGATTGGGCTGTTAATAGTGGTAGTGGTAGACCTGCTAAGGCTATACAACGTGCAGTAGGTGCTACAGCAGATGGTGCTATTGGTCCTAAGACACTACAACTTATTATGGAAAAAGACCCTAAGTATATTATTGAGTATGTATATACAGTACGTCAAGACTTTTATAAAGGTTTAAAAACATTTGAAACATTTGGTCGTGGTTGGTCTAGGCGTAATAAAGAAACGCTTGAACAAGCATTACACATGGTGGAATAGTAAATATGGCACGTGAGTTAACAGAACGACAACAGAAATTTTTAGCAGTCCTTATGGATGAAGCTGGTGGTGATATAACCAGTGCTAAAATAATAGCAGGTTATTCAGCTAATACTTCTAATACAGAAATAACGAATAGCCTCAAAGAAGAAATCATTGACGTTACTCACAGCTACTTAGCACGTAATGTACCTAAAGCGGCTATGGCTATGGTAGGTGCATTGTATGATCCTACTGAGTTAGGTATACGTGATAAGATGGCAGCTGCTAAAGAACTACTAGATCGTACTGGATTAGTTAAGACTGAGAAGGTACAAGTAGAATCTAAGGGTGGTGTTATGTTAATGCCAGCTAAAAACGTACAGGAAGATAATGACTAAACCATTAGGTAAATGGAAATTACCACAACCAACAGACCTTAAAGAGAATAGTAAGTGGGTAGCAATCCCACGTGTTGCCAGAACAATACCATTCGGTTATGAA